ATTGCATTACGTTTATTAATATAGACGGTTTTAGACTCAGGATCCCATATTTTAATATGTCCTTCGATGTGAATTCCAGTTGTTTCTTGACTCTGCATAGTGAACTCTCTTTATATTATATTTATCATTGTTTATTATCTGCTAGTTTAATGTTATATCAACGCTTGGGCTAGGAAATATTCCCAATCTAACGTTCATAACATAGCCAGTTGCAGTGTTTATTGTTATTGGTAAAGTTGCTGATCCATTGCTAACTGTCATTGTACCAACTAGCGGCTTATCGATATAAGAAACGGAAAAGGGAGGAGTTGTGGTGGTAGATAGGGTAGACCATCTAGCGTTAACTCCGGTATGAATTTCAACTCTTGCTGGGTATTGTTCGTAAAAAGTAGCTTCATAAATCATAGTAGGAGTGGTTTCAGCGGAGTTATAAACATGGTGTCCTTCCCATCTAATTCTAAATGTTCTATTTGGAGATGTTCCTTCAATCCCGTGATAAATTCGAAACGCTTTATTATCTGCCGCAGATATCATAATTTTAGGGTAAGGAGGCTCAGCTGGGCCTAGTTGCGCATAGGCAATAGATCCTCCACCAAATGTGATATAAGTGTTAGTACCTATATACACAGTGCTGTATGTTTGGCCTAAATATGTAATGTTGAATGGCAGCGGTACAGTCCAATATCCATCGTCTCCACTCGATGCTCCTGTATATACTAATCCAGCTGGCGCAGTTGGAGTTGATAATGTTAGAGATCCTGCGCCAAGTAGGTTGTTTGTGATAACACTGTGAGTTGCAGATCCAGAAATTGTTTCAATTCTATTACCAGTATTTGGTCTAGTATCAAAAAAAGCTGAATTAAGTATAGTAGCGCTCGATGAATAAACACCGCTTAGGCCAGTATCTAGTAATGTAGGAGTAGTTGTTTCTGATTTTGGTTTAGCTGTTATTAAATATTGCACGTCTGTTCCGTTTGGAATATTAGTAGTAAATGTAATAGTTGCAGTTTGACCATTAGTTCTTGTTGCAAAATCTGTTGCCAAAGCAAAGGTTGCATTTTTATTAAAACTGTTTACAGTATTTCTTCTTGGGTAGGCTTGGCCACTAGGTGGTCTATGTTTATCAACGACTGAAGGAAACGGTGTTGGATAATATCCTCCAACGTCTGCTGTTGGGTGTCTTGTTCCACGAAGTATAAGCATCTGTACGTTACTAGACGAATTAAATGATGGGCCTGCGTCTTTAGAATCTTGAGCTCCGCCACTAGTACTTAACATAGTAGAAGGGCAAGCATTCTTGATATATGCTCTAGCATCAGCTTGTGTCATTCTAGGATATTTTTCAGCAAGACATGCAAGTACGCCAGCGGTCTGGGGACCGCTCATGCTAGTACCCGGACATTTTTTAAAATTATTATTAGTAGTGTCTGTTAGACCTAGTGCCGCTACTCGAGGATCTGTAGTATTGGTGTTATCATACAAATCTGAATTTGCTTTCCAAATACTTTGAATTCCAGAGCCAGGTGCATAGCAATCAATACGAGGGCCATAATTACTAAATTCTGCTTTGTAATCTCCAACTTCAATCGAAGTTGCATCATATATATTTGTAGATGTTTCATTATGTTGACCACTTGCGCCAGAGCAAATAATTTTTGTACTTTCGGTGCCGCCATCGGCAGCTCCAGGACTACTGCCACGATGAATGTAATATGTTGTGCCGTTCTGTATCATGGTATTATTATAATCCAGGCCGCCTATTGAATCTTGGTAAAAATAACTATTACCTGCACTTGCTACAATAATTACACCTTCCGCCATTGCTTCAATCATATCAACATCAGTTGCAGTATTTCTTGCAGGAAATGCGCCTCCAATATTTAATCGAGCAATATTTTGTATAACGTTTGCATCCCAAACATACGATCCTTGTGTACCACTTGTTGGAAAATATTCAACGCCTCGGATTGTTAGTTTAGATATTGAAGCAGTTGATAAGGCGCCGCCTCGATAACCCCAACTGTTATTCATTACTGTGGGATTTTTTACACCAGTTAACGGATTAACTGGTTTATTTTTGTGGAATTCTTTTACATAATCAATTGAGTCATTATAGGTTAAATTAAAAATGTTTGCATCTCGTGCCCATCCTTGTGTATTACCAGCAACAGTGCCTGTGGTGTGGGAGCCATGTTCTTGTAGTCTTTCAGCACTGTAAGGGTATTCTCCCACAGCTCCGCCAGTAACTACTGGATTATGCTGGTACCAATTGTATTCTACCATTCGAGGGTAACCAGTACCATCTGGGTTTTTTTGATATTCTAATGTTGTTGGATATGGGCATCCATCGTCCATAATTACAACGTCAACATTTCTGCCAGAAGAATCTGCTATTATAGAAGCTGATTGATTGATTGTTCCTGTTGATCCCCAGTTACTGATGTCTGTTGCTCTAAGAACACGAAGTAGTCCCCAATTAATATCTGTTGCACTACTTGCTACAGCTTTGTTAAATTGAGCAGATGTTTGTTCAAAACTAAAAGGCGCTTTAATGAATCCAAGGTCTTCAGGATTCAATTCAACTGCCAAAACTCGCGGATCATCAAGTACCAGTGCCGCTTCATCATACGTCATCATATATTCAGTATTCCTACTCGATGGTTTACGATTAACGCATTCTATTGATCTAATAGGTAATACATTATTAATGCCGCTGCCGTTTGTTTCCATGTTGTCATAAAATTCTGTTGAATCTTCAAAGTTTTTTAAAGTAACAATATACTTTTTTAAACTTTTATCATCAGGATTACCAAGATGTGGAATCGGATCTGTCATGTTATACCTCTAGTTGAACTAACTTCATTGTTATTGTAATTGCGGCAGTACTACCGCTTCTATTAACTACTTTAACTTGTATATCAGTTGACGGAGATTCTTCATCGTTAAACCCAAATACTGCTGGAGAAAATATCTGTGTACTTGCGCTGGTTGTAATAACTTCTGCAATTACTCCTGATCCTGGTGTTGGATCGGTAGTGATGGTTCGACTTGCATCCGCAGTTCTTGCGGCGGAAGAAGTATAAACAGTTACCCATGCGGCGACGGAAGTTTGGATGCTTAATAGCATATAACTTTTCCAACCAGTTATAGTGATGTTGCCAGCGGCGTTATTTGCTAATGATGCGGTTGTAGCATTAGTTGAGTTTCTTGCAGCCAATGCGGTGTATTGAGGAATATTTAAAGTGTTGTTACTAAAAGTGGCCTGGCCACTTGATCCATTTGTAGTTAGACTAATAGGTGCTTGATAATCAGTTCCGGCTATTGCGGCACTTACGTTACCACTCACTCCACTGCTTTTTAATATACCAGTAGCACTTACTGGTGCTTGATAATCCGTTCCTGCAACTGCGGCAGAACGAGTTGTTCCTGACGATTTTACAATACCAGTAACACTTTGCGCTGATTGATAATCAGTACCAGCAACTGCGGCAGTAAGAGCATTTGCTCCATTGCCTTTAACTAATCCTGTAATTGTTCCAATAGGTGATTGATAGTCAGTACCGGCAACTGCAATTGTTAATGCACCAGTTGTAGTTGTACTTTTTATAATACCAGTTGTCAATGCGCCAGTACCCGGAGCATAATCAGTTCCACTAGTTGCGGCTGATATTGCAGTACCGTTGCCTTTTAACATACCAGTGATGCTGGTTGTTATTGTGATTGCAGGAGTTGAACTAGATGTGGCTACAGTGCCGGCAAATCCATTTAACGATATAACACTCACATTAGTAACTGTACCGACACCGGCGCCGCCGGATGTTGAATCTGCATCATTAATCCATGCAACACCATTGTATTTTAATACTTGGCCTGGGCTTGGCGAAGTTATAGTTACATCTGATAATGTGCTCAAACTATCCAAAATAACAGAACCCGGTATCCAATTCGAACTTACAGAATTCCATACTAGTGGTTGTCCATTTGTCGGTACGTTAGTTGCAGTGTTAACATCGCTTAGTGCATTGATGCTAGTTGAAGAATACGCGGCTGGTATAGTTGGCTTGTTAGTCAAGTCGGTATAACTTCCACTTGTTGCTACTGTAGCAAGGTTGGGAGTAGTAAATGGTTGCCAACTAACAGTAACGCCGTTTGTTGTTAAATATTTTCCACTGTTATTTGCCACTGATGGAATCGCTATTGGATTATTTGCCAATATTGTATACAATTCAGTAAAATTACTGTTAATTTTTGTTGCACCAGTTTTTAAACTATCTGCGGTGCCTTTATTTGTATTAATTATTTGCTGAGACATTTTATTATTTTTCCTTTATTCCCATGTATTTTCATCACTATCAAAAAATCCTGTAGCTCTATTATCAAAAGTTCCAGTGTAGATAGTTGATATATTATTACTATTGTACCAAATTCCTGGGGTTGCTTTTAAAAATTCAGTTATGGCGCCGGTATCGTATTGTATATTTAACGTACTATCCCAATCTGTGCCCATTCTCTTAACAACAGTTACTTTAACGCCTACATCAACAGGCGTAGTTAACCTGACAGCTGTCGAAACACCGTCTACAGTAAACTCAGCTGCCATTAATTGGTCAAGATTAGTAGGATTTAACGATGCTACTGAACTTTGTAATTCGTGGTGCACCTTGTAGGGAATTTTCTTTAATCGAGTATTACCAACAAATAACTTCCAATAGCCTAAATCATAGTCTTGTTTAAAAGTTGTCTTACTAGTATGCGAAACTGTTGCTTGATATGTGTAACTTCCTGAAATAACTAATGTGCCAACTGTATAAGGTATAGCAGAAGTCCACACAGTATCAATATTGTAGCCGCCAATAAACACTTCTAGTTCATCGCATTGCCCGTAAGAAGTAGATATTGCAGTACCGGTTCCTGTTGCCGATTTAGCTATTGTTACTAAACTGTCAACAGCATATAATACTCCAGTAGTGTTGGCAACTGTATTCCAATCAGTTGTGCCTAAAGTAACAATCTTGTATTGACGACCTATTGTAAAGTTCATAGCCGTTTCTACAACCTTTGTAGGAATAAAATTTAAATTAATAACAGCCGATCCGTCTGACTCTATTTGTTGTATTACAGAAGATTCATTATAAGGTAAAGTTTCTGACGGGCCTATATCTTGTACTAAAGTTCCAGCATTATGTTGTAATGGTACTCCAGTTCCTAGTGTACCTCGGCGCAATTTGCTTAGAACATTACCAGTAAGTCCAAAAAACTCAATACGTTCACCTCTAATCTCAATTATACCTGGACGATTTATAGCGGCATTTGGAATGTCAAAATTGCTAGCATCTTCAACAATAATTGTAGTGTCGTTAAACGCTAGCGGCTGTAATAGCTGAGTTTGTTTATTTTTACTTAATCTCTTGTAGTGTACTCGATTTAACATATCTTTAAATTGCATATAGGATATAGTTGATCCTAACACATTGTTGCCAAATGTAATTAAAGTGAATACATCGCTGATAGCCGGTTTAGTTGCAAGTTGAATACTTTGTTTATTGTTGTTTAATTTGTAATCCACCGACGGTACTAGTAACGTATTATTTTTTACAACCCATACGTATTCGTCAGAAATTACAGTCCTATCAAGTGCAATTAATCCAGACAACGCTTCTTTATAAGTATAGAACTCTGCTGAATTTTCTGTTATTGATAAATTTGTACTAATTGTAATTGCAGTTCTTTGTATGTCTAATATATCGTGATTATAAGAACTAATAACTTCAACTAAGTCAGAACTTGTATAAGCCTGCGAAAATACAATCGTATTGTTAGTTGAATTATATACATACCCTTGCGAATTATTCACTGTTACTACCAGTGTTTGATTAACATAAGTTGCATACGTTATCTTGTTTATTTTAATAGTCAAGCCGCCAAGATCCACAGTGTAATCAGTTCCTAATTTTAATACTGTTGTTCCAACAATAACTAAAATATTTGTGATAGGAGTAGAATACGGCACAATTTTCGTTGCGTCAATTTTATAAGACAATTTGTTATTTTTTATAGTAAAATAACTGCTAATAGGCGAAGGTAGAATAGTTTGATTTACCCTAACAATCATATTTGCCTCGGCAGGTAAATTGTTTCCTATTGGAAAAGCTAATGTATAAGTGTGCGTTCCTGTAGTAACAATTCTTTCTTTTTTAGTTATTGCAAATGTTTGCTGATTACCCGAAACAATAACATAATGTATTAATGCATTGGTAGCAGGTGCTGTGGCAAATCGTAAAGCAACACGTTTAGCAGTTTCATACGTTGCATCTGTTTGGAATAATACTGGGGTTGCAACAACACCGTCTACATAAACAATATTAGTAACTGCTGACAACCATGGTGCTTTAGTAATAAATTCAGTAGTTGTCCCATCGCCAACAAAGTAATCAATATCTAAAATATTATTACCGTTAAAGCCTATATTATAAATGCTTACTATTTCACCGGTTGCTGGCGGTGTTAATAATGCTACTTCTCTAGCTCTATAGTCAACAGTGTATTGATCTGAATTTAAGATAACATTAGATTTCTTAACAATAACCGATTCTGCACTATTTGGGGTTTGAGACATTTTAAATGTTGTCGTCGACGAATTTCCAATAAAATTATCAACTTTAATGTTGGCTGCTCCTGAATTTGGTTGGTCATATACTTTAATAGCAACTGTATCAACTACTTGTCCAGGAATCACTTCTTCAGGAGCAGGACTACTAGTTGGTGTTACAAATCCGTCTCCATCTAGTATGATATCATCAGCGGCATATCCAGTTGCACTAGTAAATGTGCCACTGGTATAATTACCGTCAAATGCTCCACCACTTAATGTAGTGTCGTAGTCTGTATCTTGAGGAATAAGGGAACCGTCGCTTGTGCTCTTTCGAAGTATAAATTTATCGCCGTCGGATACTACAAACGTATTTGGAATTGTTACAGTATTTAAATTTCCATTTCCAATAAATGTAGATATAACTGCATTGTCGTTAGTTTGTTGGGGCGTTCCAAAATTTTCGTCGTCTAATTTAACACTAGGCAACGTGCTAGTAATATTAATAACACTTCCAGAAGTTAAGGAATTTGTTAAGTTTACAAATCCGTTAGAAATCACTATGTCAGTGTATTTATTTAATGCTCTAGTAAAGACAATTGTTGCCGCTGTTGGAACCGTAACATATATTATTTGGTTTAAAAGAATTTCTGTACTATTTAAAATTGTTTTAATTACAGTGTCAACCCCAAAAGAAGATGCAGAAGATGTAGTTACCTTGTCGCCGACTCTTAATCCAACTGTACTGCTTAACGATAACGTTGCAGATCCCGCTATACTCTTTGTAAAATATAAAGTACCGTTAGGCTGTACGTTCGGTGGAGCAGTTAATGTAACGGTATCGGACGTGGAATTAATTAATAATACGGTTTGTTTTGAAGTAAACCCTGTGCCTAATATAGACATTCCTGGTAATATTCCAGTAACACTCGCTACTTTTACCACAACTGAAGTTGGATCATATGTTCCTACTGGAATATAATTTGTTGACGTGCCGCCAGCCGCTACACTTCTTACTAGAGATGCGGTAGGATTTGTTCCAATAAAAGTATATGAATAAGTTAATACATCAGTTACCACAGGTATTGTAGTTAAATTTAAACCTACGTAATATGTGTTAATTTTAGTTCCTGGTGTAGGAATATAAGGTAACATAAAAGAACGTGTATTAGCCGCGACGGTTAGTATGTAGTCGTCAAACAGTGGATCAAAACTGTCCCATTTATCTGTAAACCACGGTGTTGTTCCCCAACCCGAACTAACATCAAATCCAAGACCTTGTACTATTACTCCACCGTAATCTACTCCAGTCATCAATTGCGATAAATCATTACCAATATCGCCAGCTTGCGGATTATAATAATGATGTATTCTATCGGCAGCGTTTAATAACGACTGATTCTTTAGATAAACAATTTTAATAACTTGGCCGGTAACAGGCTGAGTTCCCGGTTTGAATGTCAATAATCCCGAATACTTAGTGTAGTCAGTTTTTGTTGTGACTGTTGATAATGCGTAATTTTCTCGTAATACTGGAATATCGTTAATTGTAAGCGTTGATGATCCAATAGTGATATCCGGAGCATATGTGAGTTTATATTGTAAATTTCCAGTAGTATTAATAAATTCTGTTTCTTCTAAGTTAACAAAGAAATGAGAACTTGTTATTCTATCAAATTTTATTTTAATTAGGCTTGATCTAATAACACCGTGGAATTCCGAAGAGGATACACTATTTCCAATAATTGCTACAGCCCGCGCCGCAACGCCGGTTGACGATAATCCGCCTATTATTGATATGGTAGGTGCTGACAAGTATCCAGAACCATGTGTAAGTAAAATAATTCTATTAATAATACCGTTTGTAAAAAATGCTCGGGCCGTTGCGCCGCTGCCGGAATCGTTTGTAATTTTTACAACGGGTTCTCCAACATAACCAGATCCGCCATTAATAATTGTTATATCTGTTACAATAAACCCAACGTTATCTAACCAGTTTTTCCAAGGATATTGTCTAATGGTAGCATCGTCTGCTGTTACTGTACCTCTATTCGCATTGGTAGCTATTGTTGTTATTGCATTATTTCTATATATTGGAGGCAAGTCAAAATCTGAAACCATAGTAGAAGTCGGATCTACTAACTGGTAACTACTAACATATTCTCGAATTTTAGACTTAAATGGTTTAACTTCATTTATATAATCTTGAAAATTTGACAAGTTGTCATTATTATAGGTCACTGGTGTTGATAACTTTCCAACATTGTGTCTTGCTTTAATAAAACTTGTTTTAAATATCCAATCTAAGTAAACTTGTTCGCTCAATGCGTATCTTACAGTAGTGAAAAATAAATTTAAATAATTTATTTTTAAATCATCAATAAAAATATCATTCTTCAAAGATTCTAAAATAATTCTAAGTTCTAAAGTAGGACTATTATCAAATGCTATTCCGTCATAAGTTGTTCCGTCGTATCCAGTACTAACCGTTGAAGATGTATATAATGCAGAATTTAATTGTATTGTTCCGTTTTCTAGTCCCACTACTTTATACATTTGTGTATAATCAAACGATTCTACGTTGGATATTTTTTCTAATAGCGACCAACCTGTAGTAGTTGTACGAACTTTGATAATTTGGCCAACGGAATCAGCTAGTGTTTGTAAATCTGAAACCATATCTACTGCATGATCAATTGCAGTAAACTGACTGTATCCCGGTGCAAACCAATCAGTTTTATTCCAATATATAGTTACATCATATGATTGAGATTTAGTGCGTGACCACAATTTCCCAACTGGATCGTATGAGTATATGCTCCAAACGCCTTGAGCTTCGGAATCGCTTGCTACCAACACTGAATAGTCTCGAACTGTAGCAACAGTATTGTCGTCATATCCTTCGCCTGAGTTTACAATAGTTACTCCGATAATTTGCCCCGTGCCGTTACTGCTTAATATAGCTTTAACTATTGCTCCTTCGCCATTGCCTGATATTGAAATGTAAGGCGCAACTAAGTAGCCTCGGCCTGAATACGAAATATTGATATCTGTTATTTTGCCATCGACAATAGTGCAACTGCCAAATATAGGTCTTCTAAAAGCCCCAACGTTTACAAATCGTAATTCTTCTGATGTTTCTTGGGTAGTATCGTACAACCCAGATACTAAATTAGGTGCTGATTCTTTTACATCGATGTTTGAAATATTTCGACTGTCAACAACTGGATTTGCTAATAACACAGTATTGGCTTCTTCGATTAATTGTTTTAATGCTTCAAATCGATTAATAAACATGCCCTGACGAGGCCTATTTTCTACGCCGTAACGAAGTTTTTCTGCTAACGTTAAATCTGGAACATCCCTTCCCATTGCATCTTTGCCGCATAAACTATCAAACCATTTTTGTTCAAGATGAGAAGGTATTACCGTAGCAGAATCGCTATTAATAATTTTCCATTGGCTGTGTATATTCTGGGATGGAGAATCTACCGTCCAATATTCTACAGACAATACTACGTTAGCATCTTGCAAATAGTTGACGGCATTTACTAAACTAAATGAGTTTGGTCCAGTTAATGCAAGATATGTGTAAGCCGATCCTCGTGGATTCTCAATTAAACTTGCAACATCGCTAGCTGATAAATTTCTGCTAGGTACGTTAGGAATAGTTTTTTTATTTTTTACCCAGTAATAGTAAATGTATTTCTTTGTTTGAGTTCCGGTATCAAATCTTTCTTTTATAGAATAAACATTATTTCCATATAAACTCGTACCGCTAATACCGTTGGCTATTCCAGCTTCTGTATCAGCCTGAAGGTCCCAGGCTGCTGGTAATACTGTACTTTCAACCCATTCATACAAGTCTACTGTTGCACCAACTGCTAACGAATTCCATACGCTATTTCTATAGACTACAGAATCGTCATATGCGTCAATTAATTTTGTAGTTCTTAAATCCCACCAAATGTAACCGACTTGTTCTTTGCCCCATGGTGCCGCGGCGTCAACTGTTACATCATTGTTAGCATTGCTAACTGAATAGATGGCAGGATCATAATAACATGAAAATTTAATTTCTTCTCTAGCAGGGCCTGCAATCTTACCTTGTGCCAAATCGATCACATCTACATATTTTACCAATTCGCCAGTAGCTTTGTTGTATAAAAATGCAGATTTAACTTTGGAAGGATCTGGTACAGTTATTTGCTGATGTTTAATATTCCAGCTAAATGTATTTTCTTTTTTCTCGTAATCAATTACTATGCCAGATTGTAAATTTTGATCGGATTCAAACGGCGCTGTTACAATAATATGATTATTGCCAGTTGCTATGCCTTGACCAAAACCTGAGCCGGATGTTTGTAAATTTTCTAAAGTTTCGCTATAAATCCATTTTGTGTCATACATATCATATACATCAACTCGGCCAGATTCAGCGGCTAGCTGTGATATGTTAGTAGAATCTTTATCAAAAATTGTTTGATTTTCGTCGAAGATAGTTTTTAGAACAGTGTCTTGATCAGAACTATAAACAACAATAGTTTTGTAATCATCAATAAATGCAACCTTGCTTCCAAAATATCCTGAATTTTCTGGATTGTGATTTTTCAATGTCTGGTATGGTACAAATGCAGATGCTATAAATTTGTAAATAGTTACCGTTCCTGAATCTTGTTTTTCATTGTCTGCTAAACTGTCAGAAATTACCAAATAGTCTGCGGTATCGGAAATATCAACACTCTTTCCAAAATTTAAATTAGTACCCGTTAGAGTTTGAGATAACACCCCTAATTTATAAATTTTAACTTGACCGGATAACGAATTATTGTTGGCAGTAACTACTAACGTGCTGTCGTCATCTGTTGTTACTATTCCTGATCCAAAGTGTCGATCTGTAACATCTCCAGATAACGTTGCTGACAAATTAAATCCCCAGCCCACTGTTGAAAACTCAATTAACCCTGTCGGTGTTATATCTGGTCTTTGTGAAATTGTTAATGTTTTTGAATCAATTACAGCCGTTACTAGTTGGCCGGAGCTGAATCCGACGCCGGTAATTAACATGCCGGGTAACACTCCTACCGTAGAAGTAACCGTTAACGTAGTATTTGAACTACCAACAGGATTATAATACGTAGTTGCTTGGACATCTTCTGAATGTTCAAATTTATAAACTCGGCCAGCGTTATTATTATAACCAATAGCTGAGATGTACAGTATGTCATTAGCAAATGCTAACTGCGATCCAAATTTTTCATTAGCAGTTGGGAACGGGCTTACAATTGTATCTACTAGTGTAAAAATATTGTTAGCATCCTTACTATATAAACTGACAACTCCTTGTTCTGCTAATCCACTACTAGTTCCACTTAACAATGTTGGAACATATTTTATTTTTTTCCAAGATATTACATTTGGTATTAATCCTGCAACACCGTCTGGTCTTGGCATTGTGCTATTGGTGTTATTTTGTAATGCTTGATAAAATCCAGTGTATATACTACTGTTACTTAGGTATACAATATCGTCTGTAACATACGACGTATTAGTATTAAACTCACCTTTTAATTTTGTATATGCGTTACTTGCCAACGGACTGCCAGTAGCTAACCATTTTCCGTCAAACGATAATGCAACAACGGTTCCTAATTTAGATTCGTTAGACAAATAACTGACAAACGGCTTAGTAACAAGCTGTCGTTGTATCCACGGAGAATTGTATCCAGATTTATCCCATATTTCTATGTCACCTGAATTAGAACCAATTGCAATGATTTTTCCCAATTTTGTAGAAGAAATAATCTTTCCGTAATTTGCGCCGTCAACGGGCGAAGAATTTGGAATAAGGTTTCTACTGTATATAGGAGAATATTCCCATACGGACCAGTTATTATTACTATCAGAATCAATCCATAATTTATCACCTGGGATTAAAGTCGGTCGTGTTAGATTATCAACTAAGTCCATTGACGTAGATCGTTGGCTAACAAATTTAAAAATTACTATTTTTTGAGATTGCGTGAAAGGCGGCGCCCAGCTTGCAATTGTTGCGGAAACCGTAAATGTATTCAGTGATACTGAAATAATTTTATAAAATCCTTTTATTAAATCAACCTGATCTATACCTATATACGATCCAGCGGTAAAATCTACTAACTCGCTCAGTGTAATTGTTAAAGTTTTTGCACTACTGCTATAATCCACAGCAGTAACATTGACGCTGGCATTGATATATTTGTAAACATTCCAGCCAGTACCTTCGAAGGTAACTGCTATAGATATGTTTGGTTGGAATGTTGACGGATCTGCTAATAAAACATCGTTTAGAGATTTTATAGTTGTGTATACTTCATCAGATCTAAAATAGCCTGCGCTTCTTAAATAAGGACGATAATTTTGCAAAACAGGCCAAGGGTTAGATTTATATCCAACTGGTTTTAAATATACCTGATTTGAATTATACGTAATTATGAAGTCGTTCGGGTCATCAAGATTTTCTGATAGATAAAATCCCTGGGGATTACTTCTAATCTTAGATTCGTCTAAGATAAATTCAATTGACTCAAACGCTTCGCTTGCTCCGTACTGACCTGTTCTAATTGCCCACTCTTCGTAAAATGTTAAACTTTCTTCGCCAATGGCAGATTTCACATCAAATAATTTGTTTAAACTGTTTTGTGTTCCTTTTTCGCGAATCATTCCTTGATAGAATTTAAATTCGCTTACATCATCTTTAATAATGTTACTTAGATATTGTCTCTTTTGATAGCCAATTAAATGTTGGGCTAATTGTTGTTGCGCAGTGTCGAAGTTATCGCTATCTAAACTATAAAAGTCTGTGAATTGTTCTGCCTTGTATGTCCAGTTTGGCAATAGTTGTGTTACTGGTTTCTTATCTAACAATATCCAGTCTTCGTTAACAAAGGCAACCGCGCCTGGTAAAAATCTACTTGCAGTATAATAAAATTGTTTATATTTTACAATATCACCAAGGTCGTAATCTTCCCAAGGTGTCCAATTCTGTATCTCGGCAACATCAAGAATAAATCCAGGAATGTCTAGTCCACCGTACCAATTGGTGCTAACGTATCCTGAAACTTTAATTCTATCTTGTTTATAACCAGTTTCTGGTTTAAAAATTGTATCATTAAATATGGTAGTGTTGTTTAACAAGACAACATGTTCTTGTTGTATTAAATAAAATGTTGCGCCGTATATGCCGTCTTCACTTCGAGGACTATAACTAACGGCATTGTCTTCTCTATAAGAATTAATAAAAGTTGGTTCAAGTGGTGTCCCGTCAACTTTAAAAATTTCATACCCGTTAAACGGATTACGAATATCATCAATTACACTTAATTCTGTTTTAAATGTGAGCTTTGCGGCAGATGGACTTAGACTTATTGCCGATCCACCTGTACTACCAAGTCCATCTAATTTTGTAAAATCAGTTTCTAAAAATACTGAAGAAGTTGAATTTGTATTAGCTTTGAAATAGTCGCCATTATATCTAACTATGTCACCGAACGTCATACGCATACCCGGTGTCCACTCTGCCCATTTTTCCTGGCCGTTGCTCCAATTTTGTGTTGTCCAGAATAAAAATTCTTTGGCACTAGTTTCCCAGTTAGTAACTGCATTTAATATTGGATTAAACTCGTCAAATATAAACCCTTCGTCTTTTAACCACTCGCCGTATCCTAATAAGAAATCAACAACTTCTTGTATCTTTTCAAATTTTGTACCATACGGACTAGTATTAATAATAGACTTATCCCACGACTTTCGTATCACCGCATCTCTGCCGCCTATGATTGGTAAACGCGGTAGTGCTTCGTAGTAAGAGTCGTTGAAAGAATTTGAAGTTGTGTGTGTTACTGTTGACCTAAAGTATTGATTATTATACTTGACAACTTGGCCAGCGCCAAATTGCTCGTTGGCCGTCCACGTGACAAAATTCTCAGATATTCCACCTATGTTTATAGTAATGCCAGACTGCTGGTATTGGTAGTATTTAAAATAAGGAGTACTTCTACTATAGCCCTTGATCTCGTACCCATCAGATAATTTGCTGACAATTACTCCGCTATAGGTTAATTTTTTTATAGGGGAAGACGAATTTAGGATTACCGTATAATCCTCTGGAGGTACAAATACACTGCTAGTTGATAGTGGAGATTTAGAGTCTAACAATAATTTAAATTTTTCTTTTGATGTGAATGCTCCAACTCGATGACTCAATCGTGTATTAATATAAGTTAAATCATAAGTGTAAGTCTCATATGATTTTAAATTATCACTTAGAATATAATTTATAATATAGTTAATAATTCCCGATGTCTGAACACGACTGGTGCTAGAATAAATGCTTGGTAATTTGATATCTTCAGATTTAATTCGCAATCCAGTTTCGTTATAAACTAGTTGTCCACAACGATTCCGTATTATTCTAGATCTATCTAATAATTTTCCAAAAGTATCAGAAGGTTTTAATAAAAGTGCAGTTAATATTGCACTAAATGCATAGTGACTACTTCTCTTCCAAGCAGTTTCAACCGGACTGCCGTCACCAAATACAAAATCTGTTTGAGAGTGAGCAGTTATTGTTCCTTTAATGAATCCAGATACTAACGGATTAACTAAATTACCCACTGAGTCTACTGGTAAGTGTTTTAATAAAAAAGGTTTAATATATTTTTTTAATTGCACTGCTGGAACAGCCGGATTGCGTACAAAGCCTTCTGATATGTCTTTCCACATCACAAGGTTATCGCTGGTGTACGGTGCAGGACCATACAGGGTTTGCCACCAAGCTGGTTCAATACTGAACCCTAACATTTCCCAAGGACAAATATGTGGACGGTCTGTATCATAAATCCATTGATAAATTCCGCGCCAATATCCCGGAGTCTCTTGTCCGTCAGGAGTACTAAATGAACTGTATTTAAAAGTAAAAGGATTATTTCTATCAAAACTCAACGGTTTTGTAAAATCTCTATCAACTAATGCAGACCATTGATAGAAAGAAGGAGCCAATACTTGATTAAATTCTTTTCTAGAATAATCACCAGGTCTATTATAGCTAGGTAATAGTTCTGCAATATCAAAAATTTCTGTATTGTATTCTACTTTGATATTATTAAAAATTCGTTTTTCTAATTCCAAGATGATTGCATCTCGATAATCGGCAACGCCGTTGGTGCCGTATGTCCCGTATGCAAGAACATGACTGCCATCATGCCCTTGTATCATCCAACGAGGAGTAACCAATGTGGTATCCAAGTAAAGCATTGGTTTGTATTTTGGCCATATGCCTAATTTGGCTGGGGTTTCTGGAATAAAAGATCCATCTG